CTGTAATAGTTGGCGGTGTTTCTGGATGTGTAATCAACCCAACTGCTGCAATTGTTGGAGGTTATGGGAATTGCATTACCGGTAATGGTAGCTTTATTGGAGCAGGAAATCAAAATTACGTTAAAACCACTTGTAGTGTAGTAGGAGGAGGTAATTGCAACATTAACATAGGAAATACATCAGTTATTGCTGGAGGTAATTGTCTTTCTGCTATAGGTGACGGGTCGTTCCTCGGCGGTGGTTGCTTTAACACAACAGGTTCTGGAACATATTCAACAATAGTAGGTGGGTTAAGTAATATAGCTTCAACTTCTAATTCATTTGTCGGAGGAGGTAAAAAAAATAGAGCTGTAGCACAGTCTGCAATAACTATTGCAGGGGGTAATGAAAACTGCTCGTATGGTGCTTGTGCTTTTATTGGTGGGGGTGATACTAACCAATCTTTAGGTGTCGGTACAGTAGTAGCTGGTGGAGGATTTAACAAAGCCAATGGGGATTATGGTACAGTAGTTGCTGGGTTAAGTAATACAGTAGCTGGAGGTTCGGGGTATGATATTCTAGGAGGGGGTAAATCAAATTTAATTAATTCTTGTAGCAACTTCAATTCTATTTTAGGCGGGTGTGGTAATACCATGATGCAATACGCTTCTGGTGCATTTATTGGAGGTGGGGAAGATAATGTAGCTAATTGTCATAACTCAGTTGTTGTAGCAGGGTGCGGTCTATCAGCTACTGAAGCTTGGTCTGTAGTAGTTGGAGGACGAGATATCAATAATTGCGGTGAATATGGAATTGTAGTTGGTGGGGTATCTCACTGTTTATCAGGTGCTAAAGCCTTTATTGGAGGAGGGTGTCAAAATTGCGTATTCAGTGATTTTAGTACCACCGGGGGAGGTTTAAGAAATGAACTTATCCAAAATACCCATTACAGTACTATAGGTGGAGGTTCAGGAAACAAAATTTGTACCAGCGCTGGCGGTGCACAAAATGCATGCTCTACTATAGCAGGGGGCTCATCTAATATAATATGTTATACTGGTGCGTTTATTGGAGGTGGTTCTTCCAATCAAGTTTTAAATGGTTCTTGGGGTTCTATAGCTGGTGGGTATGCTAATAAACTATGTGGTTGTGGTACTTATAGTAGTGTAGGAGGAGGTTATGCCAATTGTGTTACGAGCACATATAGCACGATTGGAGGAGGATGTAGTAATGTTGTAGGTAATAGTTGTTCTGCTATAGCAGGAGGAAATGATAATACTAATAGCGCTACTTTAGCCTTTATTGGTGCAGGATCTAAAAATTGCATAAAAGGCACTCATGCTTGTGCATCAATTGTTGGTTCTAATATTAACTCTGTATCAGGTAAACTACTACATGCTAATTCATTGTACTTAGTACTATCAGATATACCTACATCTGATCCAGGTATTGGTGGAGTTGTTTGGAATTCAAGCGGTACTTTAAAAGTATCTACATGCCCTGCTCCATAAGTTGATATTTAAAATACAAGCCATATATATGGTACATGGCTACTACGGTTTTTCATATTGAAGGGGGTATAGGTAAAAACGTTGCTGCTACAGCAGTAATAACCGCTTATAAAAAAGCTAAACCTAAACGAAAGATTATTGTTGTTTCTGCTTGGCCAGAAGTATGGATAAATAATCCTCATATTGCTAGATTTTATAGAATAGGTAACACTCCTTATTTTTATCAAGATGTAATTAAAGATAAAGATGTGGAGATCTACCCTCAAGACCCGTATAAGCAAACCAACCATATAACTAAAAAGACACATCTTATAAAAACTTGGTGTGATATGGTTGGTGTAAAACATACCAATGAAGCGCCTGAATTACATTTTAATTTAAGAGATGTTGAGGAAGGAAAAAATATTGTAGAGCAGTGTAAAAATCCAGAAAAACCATTACTAGTCTTTCAACCTTTCGGAGGACCGGGACCTGATCACCAACCAAATCCTTATTCATGGACTAGAGATATTCACCCGGTCCATGCTCAAAAAATAATAGACGGTGTAGCAGAAAAGTATAATATTTTACACGTATGTTATGAGTTTCATCCTAAATTAAACAACTGTCATAGACTAGATAAAATTATTAGCAAGAAAGCTTTATTCTCTATGTTAGCTTTTTCGCAAAAAAGAATACTTATTGACTCTTCTCTACAACATGCAGCTGCTGCTTTAAATCTACAGTCTACAGTTGCGTGGGTTGCTACACAGCCTCAGATATTTGGTTACGATACTCATACTAACTTTGTTCCTAAAAAACAATATGCTAAAGGTCATATAGATTCTTACTTATATGATTATAACTTCACAGGCCCGTCTCATGAATGCCCGTATAGTACTATAGACGATATTCATGACATTGACGGTATTGTCAATAGCGTAATGATTGACGGTTAGTAATACGACCCGTATATATCTGTATCATTTACATCCATATCGAGTACATCACTCTTTGATATATCATCAATATCATATTCACCTGCTGGTGTAGTAGGATATGTCTTCATAGCAGAAGAAACTTGATCTGTTAATGTAGTAGAAAGTATACCGCTAAACGAATTATCGTAAACTTGCTCATTAACCTTCTCACTTGCAGGCCTTCCATCTGCAGATAAACCAGCTTCGAAAGAGTAGTTGAACCTTTTACCTCTTAGTCGATAAACATAATGACCTAAAAGAGGATTTAATGCAGACATATCTTGCTCCATTCTTTCTGTAATCTCATACATTACCCCGCCTCTTCCATTTGGTCTATCACAACCAAGAACATCTAAATCTATAACATCACCTGCTTTAGGCTCAACAGATTGACCTACCGATGCATATTGAAAACCTCCTGCTGCGCTTAATGCTGAAGCAGCTTCAAAGAAAGAGCTTATATGGACATAAGCTGTAAATTCATCACCTGGATCGAATCCAAACTTACTTAAATTTAAAGCATCGTCTGATAATTCGATATACATTTGTATAGCAGATATAGGACCAGCAAAGCTTTTAGTCATATCCTCACCATAAAACATATCAGCTGCTGATAAGCTAAAAGTATTAATATAATAATTTACTGGAATGCCGTAGTTGTTAATTATATCATTGAAAGCTTGATCAAATATTAGCTGCTCAGCTTGTAAATTTTCTGGGTTAACTAATTTGCCACAAGAAGGAATAGCAGTAGCTGCTAAAACTTCTTCTGGAGTACAGTTAACTCTATTTGTATTACATATTGCCATCTTTATTCTTTCTTAATACGCCTACGCAATTGCTCTCTTCATCTTCATACATTGCAACTTCAACTCCTGAATTACCTAAACGTTTTACTTTTCCGGGATTAAAGTCAACTTCATACATTCCTAATGTATTCAAGAGAGGTTGTCCCATAAGCTTTATTTGATGAGCTGATCCATTTATTAAATTATTAACATGTGGGCATTGATGATTATAATTTTTAGGTAAAGTATTTAAATGCTTCTTACTTAACCCCACTCTGTTAACATTTTTACCATTCTTCATATGAGGGTTCATTATGGGGTTACCTTGATAGTATTCAAAGAATGTCTTAAAGTTTTCCATATAGATTTTATCATATGAATTAGCTATTATATCAATTAGATCTCCAATAACATTGCTGTTACGCAATATTTTAAATGCTAGATTCTCTACACTAAACTCTCCATCTCTAGCTAATCCACTCTTTCTCATTTTAGATATTTTACTTTTAAGAAGATTAGCTTTATCATGTAAATCTTTTGCTGACTCACCTTTAACTTCAGATACCTTTTCTTTGAGTATTCTTACGTCATCTTGAAAGGTTTTAGCTTTCTTATATACATCTCTTTTATCTATTGAAGGCGGGTCATAAGTAGGTTCAGTAATCCATTCATCATTCATTAATGAATATAATCCTGACGCTATATGCGGTTCGTCTTTATCTTGCATATACATCTCTACTCCGTGATCTCTAAGAGATATATTATGTCTAAGATTCCACATAAAGCGTTGACCATCTAACGCTTTCTTAACTAAATCTTCATCCTCATTTATATCTTTGTAATCAATTAAAACATGAACATCTAAATCAGAATACTTATTGTAATTGTAATTACTATTACTACCAGTTAAAGTTATATCGTGTATCTTGACTCCTTCTAACTTTAACTTATCGATGAAGTCTTCGGATATTGACATAAGTTTTTCTCTGATTTCAGGATTAAACTTTTTATCCTCAGACCAAAACTTTTTATTTAGAGTTTTGTTGTAGAACTTCACAATAATATTTATTAAAAAAGCCCGAAGAGGTAACTCAACGGGCTCTTTTATTTAATATTTTTTAAGCGACTTACTTCTCGAAAACTTTCTTTCCTGTAGAAAGATTACCGACTTTGTTGTTTTTACCCATATCAACGGTGTGATTAAGAGTAGAACCAGGATCAACTCCATGCTGTCCAACTCCCTTTTCAGTTGCTGCACCAGCTGGCTTTAGATCTCCAACTTTGTTCTTTCCTCCATCACCCATATTAACGGTGTGATTAAGAGTAGAACCAGGATCAATACCCTCTTCATCCTCTTCATAAGCAGCTTCAAAGTCTTCATCAGGCTCTTCTTCACTTACTCCAAGTGCCTGTTCACATGCTGCATGAAGTTCTTTGCAACATTCTTTTGAAATGGTAATAGTAACTTCACCGTCATCTCCACCTTCGTCATCCATCTCGATGCCTAAAGCTTCAATGTCCATGTCGTCTTCAGCATCCTCAAATTCGCCGAAGTTCTCGTTAACCATTACTTTATTATAAAGTTTATCAAATACGGAAGTCTTGCTCATAAAATTATTTAGGCCATCTCGTGCAATTTTCTCGTGTTCTTTCAAAAATTCTTCATCTTCTTCCTTTTTATCGTCATGTTCCTCGTCAGAATGTTTTTTCTTCTTTCCCTTACCCATTGCTTTTTTAATAGCTTTGTCTTTAGAACCCATATATTCATCTTTTTTAGATTCCACTTTACCATCTCCGTCATAATCTTTATCAGCTTTATCTTCTTCATCCTCTTCTGGGCCTACATTACCCGTTACTGAAGCTTGACCAAAAGTAGGACCAGTAGGATGAGGCTCTTGACAATCACCTGGATCATTATCATCACCATAAGTATAGCCTTTTATATTATAGATGTTATCCTTTTTATCCTTATCTGACATCTTTGTAATATCTACTAAAGGCTCTCTATAACCTCCTTCTTCTTCAGGACCTCCTTTAGTTAGAGGTGCATCTCCAATTTGACCAGCTGGAGCATCCTCAGTTACTACTACTTTATTAAACATATCTGCATATGCTTCTCCTAATGACATGAAGTCTTTACTTTTTGACATGTAATTATTTATGCTCTCTATTAAATATTTCTGTGGCTAAGCAAGATAATATGTTTTATATGGGTAATAAAAATTTACCCAACGTCAACTGGAAGGGTCAATATACTAAAGAACAAGTAAAAGACCTTAAGAAAGCTAGTAAAAACATACTTCACTTTGCAGAAAATTTCTTTCATATTGTTAACTTAGATAGAGGTAAAGAAAAGATACAATTATATAAACCACAAAAAAGAGCATTAAGAAAAATGAGAGACAATAGATTCTTTTGTCTTTTAGCTTCTAGACAGATAGGAAAGTCTACTATGATGACGATCTATATTTTATGGCAGGCATGCTTTAATAGTGATCAGCGTATACTTTTAGTAGCAAACAAAGAAGCAACAGCTATTGAAATATTTCAGAGAGTAAGAATGGCATATGAAGAGTTACCTAACTGGTTAAAGCCTCCAGTGAAAGAATATGCTAAGACATCTATGACATTAGAGAATGGAAGTCGTATAGGTATTACAACTACTACTGGTACTGCTGCTCGAGGTCAATCTGTTAATTGTTTAGTTATTGATGAGATGGCTTTTATTGAGCCTCATTTAGTAGAAGAGTTTTGGAAATCAGTCTTTCCTATTATTACCTCTTCTAAGAAATCTAAAGTGTTTGTATGCTCTACTTCTAATGGTACAGATAATTTATTCTATAAATTATACCATGGAGCAATTGAAGGTGAAAATGGATGGGCACATGATAAGATAAAGTGGAATGAGATTCCAGGTAGAGATGAAGCTTGGGCTCAAGCTACTAAAACAGCTATTGGTTCAGCAGATGCCTGGTTACAAGAATTTGAATGTGAGTTTATTCATTCTGGCGAATCTACTCTAGATGATGAATTATTTGAAGAGATGATGTCTAAGGTAACTGAACCTAAAATTGTTTTAGATGATGGTCATTATAAGATATGGGAAGAGCCTAATGATAGTAGATTGTATGCTGCAGGGGTAGATATATCTGAAGGAGTTGGAATTGATTCATCTGTCATTCAGATTTTAGATATAACCGATATTAAAGACATCAAGCAAGTAGCTGTCTATAGAAACAATAAGATCCCGCCTTTAGAGTTTACTAATAGATTATACAAAATTTTACGTAACTGGGGGTCTCCTTTAGCTCTCATAGAGAGAAACAATTGTGGAGCACAGGTAGTGGATAGGTTATCAGAAGATTTAGGTTATGAAAAAGTAGTTTCATATGGTAATAAAAATGCACATCGTAGAAATGTAATGAGAGGTATGATAGCTCATACTAATACTAAGTACAAAGGAGTTCTTAATATGAGATACTTCATGAATGAAATAAGAGTAGTTCATATAAATGAAGAAGAAACAGTAGCTGAGTTAAGAAACTTTGTTAGATATCCAAATGGTACATGGAAAGCTCGTGCAGGTTTTCATGATGATAGAGTAATGGCTATGTTGTATAGTCTGTTTATTTTAGAAAAAGAAATAACAGAAAGGTTTTTTGAAATAGTAGAAGTTGATGATATGGGTAAGCCTTCAGTTATTGAGCCAATGGATTTTGGTATACAATACTTCGAAGATCCAACATCGATTTATCTTGATGAAGAAGTAGTAGGAAATAACAACCACTCTATGAATGCGCTAGTATGGGGTATGGGTGATGAACAGAACGCTGATATGGAAGAGCTAGAAACATTTGGTTATCAGCTTATAGGAGAAGAACCACCAGAAGATTGGACAGGCCAGACATGGCGTCCGGTATAATTTAAATAAATATATTATATGGCTTCTAATTCAATGAATCAAGCAATGCTTAATAAATCAAGAGCAGATAAGTTCTTACTTGTTTTTGATGTTCCGCCTATATTAAAAGAAATAAGTAAAAAATTTGATCAAACTAATGAAGTTATTATTCCAGACTCTGTACAATACTCTATATTTGGAACAGCAGTACCAGAAATAACTGTACCTGCTGTAGAGAACAGGTACGCTGGAAGCACATTATATGTTTCATCTCATAGTAAAAATCCTTACCCTCCTGTTACAGTAAGCTTTAATGTAGATAATGAGTATAAAAACTACTGGGTTCTTTATCAATGGTTAAATTTACTACATAGCCAATATGAAGGAAGGTACAATGAAAGAGAGCTTTTAGAAAATTCTGTAGATCCAAACTTTACAGATTATCAGACTGATTTAACTATATACGGAAAAGATGAATTCAACAATAATAAGATAAAATTCACGTATACAAAGGCTTTTCCTACTACGGTTAATGGTATTGAATATAGCTATCAAAATCCAGATGAAATAATTTCTGGATTTACATTTGTTTATTCACAATTACATACAGAAGTAATGAATTTTTAGAATTATTTGACTGAAAAAGGATAAATAATTTTATGGCACAGCGTACGATTAACTCTCCTGGAGTAGAAATTAGAGAATCAGATCTTTCACTTACGGCACCAGCAAATGTAGGTACTAACATATACATCACGGGGTTTGCCCAGCAAGGGCCTGTAGATGAAGTACTTTTAATATCAACTAAGCAGGAATTAGTTAATATTTTTGGTACTCCGACTAACTCAGCAGAAAGATATTTTCATTATTCAATAAACGAGTTACTTAACTCACCATCAACAGTCTATGCGAGTAGATTACCTTACGGAGGAGGGTTAGGAGATGGATTTGGAACTAAATATGGTGCATTAGTTTACCCTGTTGTTACAGTAACAGGAGATGCTGTAACTAGTCAAGTAAGTGCATTTCAAATGTCTCTTAACTTTGATTATTCCTTATCAGCTAGAGCTCTTTCTGGAGCAGCATTTACTATTCAAGATGCTGGAGGCGGTTTAAGCTCAATTAAGGTTGGATTTTCAGGAGCTTCTTTACCTAATCAACCAGCTTATACTGATGCCACATTTTTAATAAATGTAGATGGTATTAATGATAAAGCAGGCATAGCAACTAGAATAGCTAGAACTGTTACTTTAAGCTCATTTGCTGGTAACTTTACACCAGGTGCAAGCTTAGCTGTCTCAGGAGCAGCTTTAGGGTCTACAAGTGTTAGATTTACTCTTACTGGTGATCAAACTAAAGTATCTGGAGTACCGCTAGTAACACCTTCAGTAGCAAATGGATTTACTGATGCAGGTGACACATTTACATTATCAGCAGTTTCTGATCAAAGTACTACTCTTGATTTAAATGTTTTATCTGGAACGTATGTTTTAGGACAACCTACTCACTTTGAAATATCAGAAAGTGAATACATTGCAGGTGTTAATGGCACTGAAATTAGCTGGGCAAGTACCGCTAGTACATCAGGTTTTGATGCTTTATCTTCCGCTTGGGGAGCTGGTTTAGTTATTCTAAATAAATCTACTACTACAATTAACCCAGCATTTGAAGGATTTTATGTTGGTATATCTGATAATACTAACCTTAACCCTGCTACTAATTTTGATAATATTTTACATACTAAGACGTTAACACAGTCAGCATATGGTACTACAAGTTATCAAAATATACCTGCAGGGACATTACAGTTTAAGATGTCAGCAGACTTCCAAACTGGTACTACTAATTCAGTATCAGAGGTTATGGATAACTTCACTACATACGATATTGCTAATAGAGCTGATGATGATTTACTTAACGTTGGAGTGTTTAAATTGCGTAAGTCAATTTACGCTAATGAGTCATTTAAGCTTGATTACTTACTTGAAGATGGTATAGCAGGATCAATTAACTATTATACTACTCAGCTTAATCCTAACGGAGGTGCAGCTTTACCAATGTTCTTGGAAAGAAAAGATGAAGGTTCAAGAAATATATCTATTCATGTTAATGACTTTGTTTCTAACAGATTAAGAGGTACAGATGCAACTGACTTATCAGGTAATGTTCTTAAGCGTATAAGAGTTCTTACTAATGCATTAACAGCTAATACAGATGCTACAGCTACAGGAATTGAAACTAATACTTACAATGATATAGCTAGCCAGCCTCACATGAAAGTAGCTGATGCTTTATATCCTTTAGGTGCTTATAATAACAGCAATGTAAGAGATAAAGAAATTGGAGATGTTCCAAGTAAAATAGAAAGAGCGTTAGATAGTGTTAAGAACAACGACTTATACGACATTGATGTTGTAGTTGAAGGTGGGTTGGGAACAGTCTTTAGTGTAGCTAGTGCAGCTTCTACTACTTATTACGATGAGTTCGATTATAGTTCTAGTGTAAAAACAGCAGTAGATGGATTAAGAACATCATCTGACTTAACTGAATCTACTTCAATCTCATTAAGAAATAATTACAACGCGGTGTTCAATAAGTTTGAGCAATTCTGCTCACCTCCATACTTAGGAGGTGGTAGAGGTGATTGTATTTTTGTAGCAGATCCAATTAGACAGATCTTTATTGAAGGTAATGGTAATACTAAGTACCTCGATGATAAGAGTCGTAACTTCCAGACTGGAATCTATTGGGCAGTAAGACATCAGTTTGAAACTCAAAATACTTCTTATGCAGCAGTTTATGGTAACTGGGCATTAGTAAATGATGGTTACTCTGGAGAGAATGTATATGTGCCATTCTCACCATTTGCTGCAGCTTCAATGGCTAGAACAGATGCAGTAGCCTTCCCATGGGCTGCACCAGCAGGATTTACTAGAGGGTTAGTAACTAACGCTAATGATATAGCAGTTAATCCTAACCAGAAGCAAAGAGATGAACTTTACAAAGCTAATATTAACCCAGTAGCTCAATTCCCAGGGCAAGGGTTAGTAATATTTGGACAGAAGACGTTAAATAGAAAGCCAAGTGCATTTGATAGAATCAATGTAAGAAGGTTGTTCTTATCGTTAGAAAGACCAACAAGGAAGCTTTCAAGGTTCTTCGTATTTGAGAATAATACAACGTTTACTAGAACTAGACTAGTTAATGCTCTTACTCCTATATTTGAAAGAGCTAAGAATAACGATGGATTATTCGATTATCTAATTGTATGTGATGAAAGAAACAATACACCATCTGTAATTGATGCTAATGAGCTTGTTGTAGATATATACATTAAGCCTACTAGAACAGCTGAGTTTATATTAGTTAACTTCTTCGCTACTAGAACAGATGCTAATTTCGAAGAGATTATCGGCAGTTAATAAAAACAATCAATAAATAATATTATGGCAACAACTATTCAAGACTTCTTTACTAGGGCAGCAGCTAAGCAATTTTCTCGAGATTTCTTATTTCGAGTTAAACAGGTTCAATTAACTGGAGGTGTTTTTCTAGATGGTGAAAGTGATCTAGTTTATGCAAGAACAGCAGCGTTACCTGGAAGAGAGATTGAAAACAAAACTGTTAATTATTTTGGACAAGACTTTCAAGTACCGGGTCGTTCAACTTATAATAATGCAGCAGGTTATACACTTAACTTTTATCATGATGAAAATTGTGAGTTAAGAACTAAATTTGAAGCTGCTTCAAGAGCTGTTTTCAATAATGAAACTTCTTTAGGTCAGTATGGCATGCCAGGTGATGAATCTATTATTAACTTAGTTCAGGTTGATAAAGAGCTTAACGATGTAAGAAACATCGAATTAGTAGGAGCTTCAATTAGAAGTATTGGTGATATTGAATATGATATATCTACCGGTACTGGTGAAGTTCTTAACTTCCCTGTAACGTTCGCGTATCACTTCTATAGAGATTTCACTTAATACTTCTTAATCAGTATTTTCTGATTAAATATTATTGATGTTCGAATCCTATGATTTTCTACAAGGTTATAGTAGAGAAAAGCAATACTTTCTCTCGCTTCCTACTCTTTGGAAGGTTAACTTTCAGTATAGTAGAGAAGGAGCTTTAGCTCCATATCAACAAGGTATTCCCGGCAGCGCACAGGATGGTCCTACAGGCCTTCCTTCTGCAATACAAAGAGCATTAAACAAAGCAGATGAAGGTTGGCGTATTCAAAATGAACCACTACAGTTTACTAAGAGAGGTAATATATTAGTAGCAAGAGAGATAACTATTCCACAAGAACAGTCACAATTTTTAGCTCCTGGAGGAGATATAAACAAAGGTAACTACTTACCAGCTTATGGACTTGAAAAGAGAACTAATTTTTTAGAAAGAAACCTAGCTATAAATTTCTTTGATACAGAAGAAGATTTAGAGCATAACTTTTTTAGACCATGGCAAATAGCTCTTTCTATTGAAGGTCTTATTCAAAGAGACTTACTCTGTCCTACAGTAGAGTTATTACAATATAATAACAGAGGTCAAATTCGTAAGGGTTATCAGTTCAATGATGTTTTTCCTACTAATGTAGAAGGTTACACTCTTAACTACGACAATACAGAATTTATTGCAAAAACTGTTACATTTGCTTTCAAAAATTATAAACAGATATAATTAATAACATGGATTTGTCTTTTATCCTTCCTAATAAAAAGGAAGTATTGGTAAAGGAGATTCTCTATAAAGATCTAAGAAAGCTATCATTATATAGAGACTCTGGTTTAATGGGTGTAGTAAAGTTCTTAGAGTCATTTATATTAACTAAAAATTTAAATGTAATAGAAAAGCTTTTTACGTTTTTTATTTTAAGAGAGAAATGTATTGGTGAGAAGATAGCTGTAGGGTCTAATAAAGGTAATGTAAACATTGATGTATCTTATATACGAGAGAACATTGGTTCGTTTGATGATATAAGTGAAGTATGTGAAGTTGATAATATAAAATGTACGTTAAACTATCCATCTAGATTTAATTTAGGTAACACAGATTTTATTTTCTCTCTTATAGAGAGCTTAGAGATAGATAATGAGAAGATAGTTATTGCTAATTTATCAGATAAAGAATACGAAAGCGTTGTAAGTAAATTACCTGAATCCATATACAGTCACTTAGAGGATTTTGTAGATAAGAATAAAGCTCATTTCGATATATTAGTTCTAGAAAAAAGAGAAAGACTTAACATAGAAGAAATAAGAATTAATCTTTTAAGTACTTCATTTCCATCTTTTATAATTAGATTATTTGACTGTATAAGCGATACAACATATAGAGAGATGATCTTTATATTGGCTAAACGTATACCAGATGTAAGCTTTCTATCTAATTGTACATATCTTGAGATAGAAGATTACTATAAGCTTTATAGTGATGAAGCTGAGAAGCAAAATGAGAGCTTGCAAAAAGAGAATATTAGCTAAATATCCTTATGAGTAAAAATGTAACTTCATTTTTAACTAAGTTAGATAAATTAAACGAGAATACTATAGAAGTATATTTACCTTCGTTAAAAAAGAAAGTATCAACTAAACCTTTAAATTTAAAACAACAAAAAGATCTAATTTCGTCTGTATTGGATGGTCTCAAAGGTACTTTAGATTTTAGTAGAACCCTTAATAAAATTATTATTCAAAACTCTGGTATTAGTGATCTTAAAATCTACGATAAGATTCCTTTTATAGTTACTATGAGAAAGAATGCACTTGGTAATAAAACCAGTACAGTGAATCTAGATAAAGTTATTGAAAATTTTAAAAAGGTACCATTTAAGTTAAAAGATGAAGCTTTAGTGAAGTTTGACAATCTTAAACTAACTCTAAAAGTTCCTACATTAAGAGAAGAAAATAGTATTCTTACTAAGTGTGAACAAGATATAAGCACAGAACAAGACCAGTTAAAAGACGGGGTTGGTAAATTGTATATCTATGAGCTACTAAAATATATTCAAAGTGTGCAGGTTGATGATGATATCATAGATTTAAGTGATGTTAAAATAAGCGAAAGAGTAAAACTAGTTGAAAAATTACCTTTAAGTGTATACACCGAAGTATCAAGCTTTATCGAAGATATCAACAAATACAATAGCGATCTGCTAACTGTAGATGAAGAAGAAATATCTATAGATGTGGAGTTTTTCGATACCTCTTCGAATGATTAAATATTTATGTGGCAGATATTGACTCAATTATTAGTTATCTAGATGTATTAGAAGAGAAAGAACAAGGTTCTAAATCTGATAGTAAAATTAATGATCAGATAATAAATTCATCTCTTGGTAAAAAGCAAACTATACGCCCTACCTTAACATCTGCAGAAAAAAGCCGGCTTAGAAATAAGATGGATATAGTTGTTGAGTCTTTTTACAGGCTTAGACAAAAATACGAAAAAGACGAAAAAGGAAAGACTGCTGTTGCTGCTACAGCTCAAAGAGCAGATGCTGCTAGTAAGCAAGCAAGTGATGCAGCAGGTAAAAAAGCTAAAAAAGGTATTTTAGGTCTTCTTGCTAGTTTATTTGGATTGTTATCTTTCTTTGGTAAACCTTTACTTAGATTTTTATCCGAGCGTTTATCAGGTCTGCTTAAAACTCTTAGTAAGACTATTAGTAAAGGTCTAGCTGTTTTACGACGAATGGTAGGCAGGTTACTAGGTAGTATGAGGCGATTACTATCTAGTGGTATAAGAGCTATAGGTAACTTTTTTAGAAACGTATTTAAAGGGTTTAAAAATTCTGCTGTGTTCAAAGGATTTGCAGCAGCTCTTGAAAAAGGTAAAAACTTTGCTAAAGGTATTTTTAATGCTGCAAAAGATAAAATAGTAGGGGCATTGAAAGCAGTAGGAAACTTTTTTGGTAATGCTCTTAGAAAGATACCTGGTATTAGTCAATTATTTCCTGCTTTAGGAAAAGCAGCAACTGCTGGAGCAGCTGGTGCAGGCGTCAGTGCTGTTACTCAATCAGTTAAAAAGCCTAACATATTTCAACGAATAGGTGGCGGAATAAAAAGCACTGTACAGGCAGGTGGTAGAATGATAGCTAAAGGGGCAGGAGCAGTAGGTAGATTAGCTGGTGCGCCGTTACAAGCTGCATGGAATGGAGTTACTAATTGGTTTAAAGGTCCAGGTAAAAAACTTTTTGGTGGTGTGTTAAAGCGTATACCTTTAATAGGTAGTATTATTGAAGGTGTTTTTGCATCTTATGATATTAAAAAATTTGCTAAAGACCCACAAGGTTCAATGGCTGATTTAGAGCAGCAAATAGGAAAAAGAGTTATAGAGGGTATGGGTGGTGTAGCATTAGGTACTGCAGTAGGCGCTGCTTTAACTCCTGTATTAGGACCTCTTGGTACATTTTTAGGATTTTTAGGGGGAGATGTTATAGGAAGAAAAGTAGGAGGTATAGTTTCTAATGCTTTTGGAGCAAGACCTTTTGGTAGAATGGTATTAGGTGCTTTTCCTAATTTGGTACCAGAAGAGGCGCGTGCTACTATGCAAGATTTTATAGTACAAAAAGGTTCAGTTATGCCTTTTAGTTCTCAAGATGAAGTAATGGGGATGAAGCCTGGAGGAGCTATAAGTCAGTTTTTAAGAGATACAGGAATGAGTAAAGAGATAGCTAATTTACAAAAAACTACTAATAATTATCTAGCTCAGTTGGTTCAACTTACACGAGTATTAGTACAAAAGCCTTCAGGCGGTGGCGGTTCTGTACCAAATGTACCCCTTCCACGTAATAATGAGTTGCAAGGAAATCTTGAAGGTCCTACATTTTCTGATAACAGAACGGATTTTGCTAACTCAACTTATCACATGGCATAAATATTAGTATGGCTGAAGTCGATAGAGGGGAATATACTAATCCATTTAATGATGGAAAGACACGTACATATGATATAGTCAACGAGTATGATTGGACTTCAGCTCCAGCAGGTTCTGATCTTAGAAAAGAAACACCTAATGCCTATGTAACTGCTTATAAGATGGACTTTTCTCAGCTTCAGCAGTTTATTGATGGTTATATTAACATTGCTACTGTTAAGAATAGAGCAGAGCAAACAGGTCGTAATGTAGGTCAGCAGTTCTATAAAGATTTATACAAGTCAGGAAAAGTTTTAGCTGATATAAACTTTCCTTTCTTTTCTGATAGCATAAGAGGATTTACAAACGAATATGCAGATACTTTTTCACCTATAAGTCAAAGAGGGGCACAGTTTTTATTTGGAGAGCAGATTAATAATTTAGGTGGAGCAGCTGAAGGAGCTATAGGAGGTACTATTGCTTTAGGAAGAGAAGCTCTTAACTCCTCATTGCTTCAGGGTAACGCAATTGGAGAATCTATAGCAGGGGGTGAAAAGTTTGTAGGTGATGCTTTTAATAAGCTTACAGGGTTAAAGATGCCCGGTTTTCAAACTGTAGGTGCTCCAGGTTCATTTATTGAAACACCAAAATTTTATCAATATAGTAATACTGACGAGGGAGTCGAGGTAGCCTTTGTCTTATCTAACACTCTAAATGATTTTCGTTCTAATAAAGGCTTTAAGCAAAATATAAAATTTATAAAAGAGTTTACTATGATGAATAGACCTTATAGAGAAGGTCCAATAGCTATGACTTTCCCAGCTATATATCATATAGAAATACCTGGTTTACGTTATATAGAATGGGCTTACTTAGAAAATTTTGGTATAGAGCTAATGGGAACAAGAAGACGGATAGGTAAAGATATTATTCCTGAAGCTTACATGTGTAAATTTTTATTTAAATCACTTACTATTGAAGCAGCAAACTTTGTTCAATTGACTAATAACGCTGAAGCGTTTGACTCAGGCGATTCTGATTATATTAGCTTAAGAGAGCGAGCTGATACTGATGCATTGGGAAGAGCTCAAAAGGCAGCTGAATCTGCAGCTGCTAGGCAGCAAGCTCTATTAGGTGAAATAGAAAGAGAAAAAGCAGAGCAAGAAGCAGAGCAAAGACGAGCAACTGAAGCAGCTCTAGCTGCTTCTCGTAGACCATTATATCAAAGCCCCGCAGAAATAACTTTACGAGATCAAGAAGTTGGACCAGATGATTTTCGTTATAAAGAGATTGAAGAAGGACTTAGCAGTCCGTTTTCAGCTCAGACAACTGTAGATTATATTAATAGTTTACAACGAACAGATCCTGAACGATTTAGAGATGTAGTAGGAGGATTACAAGATTTTACTGGTATCAGTCGATTTGAACTAGAAGATCTTGGTGTAAATTTAGATAATTAAAAATAATGAGTTTAACAGGAAAAACAGGAAAGTATCAGAATGAGATTGATGATCTTAAAGCTCTTGGTATGAGAAGATATGAAAGAATATTTAAAATATTTTCTGAAGCTAAAGAAGGTAAAGAGTTTTATTTCTATAATCTCTTAAATAAAATTGAGTTTCCAGATAACATAGATTCAAGCTTGTTAGATACTTATATTGTACAATCTCGTGAACCACTTACTACTACCTCTTACAACATATATGGAAATATACAAAGTTGGTGGTTGTTGTTTTTATTAAACAAAAAAGTAATAAATTCTCGTTTTTATGTTGAAGGTGGTGATCAACTTGAATATATACTACCGAGTAAAGTAGATCTAGTTTTTCAGCAAATAACTAAGACTACTATTTTTAACAATAAACATTTTTAATTTATGCCAGGAGATGAAAAGGTGGAGTATGATCCAGATCACATCTTTCCTATTAATGGAAGTGATTTCTTATGTAGATTTGTATTAAGAGGTTCTGAAAGTTATGTAAGCCCTAAGCCGGATGGCGGGTCAATAGGAGCTTTAGATATATCTAAATCTGCTATAGTTAATATGGACATACAAGATAGCTTGTTTGAGCCTTTTACATCTGGTACTATTACTCTTAACAATCCTTTTGATTTTATAGATGATAACGTTAAATTAACTGGAGACGGTGAAGATTTACTTGAAGTAACTTTAGAGGATACTAGTAAAAGGACTTCGGATAAATTTGAAAGGAGATATAAAGAAGAAGAAGCTAGACTTAATACTAGAGCTTTAAAATATAAATTTGTAGTTTTAGATGAAAATAATAATACTTCTAAAACAGATAGATCTAATAATTTTAAAACTTATACTTTATTAGAAGAGAGTTATTTTAGATTAAATGAAAAAATTCCATATGGTAAAAGATATAATGGATTAGTAGGTGATATAATACAACAAGTCTTGGAAGAATTTGGGTTTGCTATAGACCCCGACAGATGGGAACCTGGAAGCCACGAAATAGATATATTTCCTGAATATATCATACCTCCAAGTACTTTTAGGTATTC